AAATCTGGATAAGTTACATCAAGACCACTCGCACTAATATTTAAAAGTCCATTATCATCAAATTCTTCTGCCCATATTATTCCAGAGCCAAGATAACCCTCAATTGGCTGTCCAAAATAATAATCTGCTGTTATGTTGTATCCTGTTTTGTTTATGTTTCCTACTCCAACAACATAGTCTAATCTCCCTGAAAATGGGTTGTAGGTTGTTTCTAAAGCCCACACAGTAGATAAAAGTGCCAATCCTATGATAATCATCCATATTTTTTTCATTAGCTGTATGGCCCACTTGTTCGGGCATTCCAATGTTTATTAAATTTAGTATCTCCAGACGCAAATAGAATTCCGCTCACTAAATTATTTGAGTTATAGAACATTTTCTTTATTTGCCAGCCAGCGGTCCCAACATCTGTTCCTGGGGCTGCTAAACCAACATAAATCGGAAAAGTTGTACCAGAATAGTCTATTCGTTGAATATATTGGTCTGGTGGTGTATTCACACTAACTATTCCACTCACTGCCCAGGGGTTTGTGGCTTGGATTACGCTTCCAGTGTTTGTTATTGCCACCGAACCGAGAGCCATATCTGTAAAACTACCAATTGCCTGAGGATTATCAACAATTACTGTGCTACCCAAAGCATCAAAATTGGTTATCACCCTCGAACTTCCCAAATCTCCAAAGTTGCTCACACTACCAGTTAAATCGTCCAATTTTGCCCCAGAAACCTCTACAACATTCTTTATCCATCTTTCGCTTCCAGTTGTGACATTAAACACCCCACTAACTGGAAGTGGGTCTGTAATTATTGCGATTGAACCAGTTATATCAGAACCTAAATCTCCAAAATTCTGAATCCATTGCTCTGACCCAGTAGTTACATTAATCGGACTTGTAACAGCCACACTTCCCAATACGTCCACTGTGTTGGTTACTATGATTGACCCAGCAGGAATAAAGCTCTCACTTCCAGTAGTCACACTCCCAATAGAAACTGCTGGCATACTCGTGATACTTCCAGTAGTTAAAAGCCTGTTAAATCTATCTACTTTAACACTTCGGGCATCTTATTTATTCTCTATCCAATTTTTAATGAAGTATGAAACAAATCCAAGAATTCCTGCTGCTGGGACATGATACTTGTTTGGTACCCATTCTGTATAGTTGTCTGCTAAAAGCAAGACAGCTGGTATAGCCCACACTATCAAGACGTTCTTTAAACTCTTCCATCCTCCAGTTGATATTTTATATTTCATAATAATGGTTTAAATGAATTAATTGTAGCCAAACCAGCCATGTAGAAAATTACTCTTTTCAACCATTTAACATGGACTTCCAATTTGGTCATTCTGTGATTCAAACCTTCAACTAATTTATCAAAGTTCTCCTGCGTTAGTTTCATATTAACACCATCCTTATCTCATACCTATCTTTATCTGGTTTGAGTATTTTGTCAGTTTGAGGCTCAATCAAATAAACTGTTTTAGTATTATCTATAAAAATATTAAAGGCATGCTTGTCTGACTGCGCATAACCCACCGCAAATCCAGGAAATTCTGCATTTAATTTTCCCGCTAATTGAATGGCAAAGTTATCACAATCGTTTGTCTCTTTGACATATTTTTGCCAATCTGTTTTGTCTTTTTTCAAAAATTCCTTTATTTGATTTATATGTGGAAGTTTATATTTATTATCGGTTAGATGTATATTCGGGAACCCCAAATAAACTACATTTGAACTGCCTGTCTTTTTAATTGGGATTAATTTCTTTAGTTCGAATGAAGATATTTCCCCGAATGAGTGAACTATTCTTGGTTTTTTGCCAAATAATTGAGTTAATATCCATTTTATCATTTTTTATCTTTATTGTTTTTAATTTCTAATTTAAGTTCTGACAAAAGAATTGGTATCCACTCAATTGCACATTTAAACACTTCTTCAGTTTTTCCATTTTTAAGGACATACATCTTTGTATAAAATTTACATTCTTTACACTTTTTATTAAATGGGCATTTTAATTTCATTTTATCCTCATTATCCAAACTACATTATAGTAAGGTGGTCTGTTTTCTGTGTTTGAAGCTGCACTTGTTGTGAAACTATCTGAAAAACTATGATTATGAGATGAACCTGAACTTGTTGTTCCTGAAACATCATGAGTATGATTACGTTCAGGTATTGTGTGGGCTGGTGTTTCAGTTCCATTTTGCATCACGTAAGTATCGCTTTCTACTGAAGACGTGTCTGAAAATGTGTGAGTATGACTACTTTCATTTCCAGTTGTTCCTGATGCTGTCCCTGTATGAGTATGAGCCATAGTATCTGAACCGCCAGTTCCGCCAGATGTTGTGTCTCCCCTCAAAAATTCTCCATTCTACCCATCCAGAAGGTAATGTTTGAGGAACATTATTAAAACTTTTTAACCAAGCAATTACTGCTCCGATTGGAGGAAGAACTGATTGAAGTGTGTCTGGCACGACTGCTCTTTCTGTATCTGTGCCTGTTTGAACTTCATCTTCTGTTGCTATTTCAATAAGTCCTGCTACATCTGTTGCAGCAGTTGATATTCCATAAACTTCTGTACTCGTCCCTGAAACAAGACTCCCAGTTACAAGATTATCTGCAGTTGTAATAGAATTTAATCTGTCGACTATTTGGTTCGCCCCCGAAGTGCCAGTCGCAGATGCTCCCGCTGGACCGGCTGTGAATTGGTCTCCGCTTGCATATTGACTAAACAATTTTGCCATGTTTTATTTTGTTTTGGATAATTTAAATAAGTTGGTTAAGTTGCTATATATCATATATAGAACTTGAATGTCTGCTGGATTTGTAATTCCTGCTCACCATCAAAAACTTGACTTCCTGTTAAAACTTCCCTGTTCATTAGAGCGCTTCCAACCGTAATAGTTCCAAATTCCTTTAAAATTGTCCCACTCATCTCTGTTGCACTCCAGTCTGCTGTAAAGGTGATTTGTTCTGGTGTACTCAAGTCACTTGAACTTATCGCGTTTCTATCTGTCTCAGAACCAAGAGTTGTGTTTCCGCTTGCAAATGCTAATCCACTAATCCCAATCGCGATGTACCCTGACCCAGGTTCGAAACTATATGAACCAGCCATTATTGCTGGGATTGCATTCAAACATTGTGTTGTTATACCCATTTTACCTCCTCAAAAATTTAATACTGTACTTCCTCCTGTCCAAGGACCTAATAAAGCCTTCGGACTATTGAATTGTGAGTGTTCTGGATTAGGATGATGGAATATAAAGGCAGAGCCAATACTCTTTATAATCGCTTTGGCAGTACCAGAAACCCCCATACTTCCTGTTGCTGTATTTAACACTGAAATGTCAGTGTCTATTTCAGTTCCCTCTAATTTTCTTAATTTCAATATTTGGTCTTTTATTATATCAGAGAAGTCAGAAATATTCTTGTTCATTTTGACTTTCAAAACATTATCCAATTCGTTATTCGCTTTGTTGAAATTATACTTTGCAGAGATTATCGCATAGGTCACCCCAGATTGATTGTGATATGGAAGATTAACTACTGCTGTTTGACCAGGTGTTACGTTTAAAACTCCATCTATATTCAAATTCCCTTCAACTTTTGGTTTCTGTCTACTATAATTTTGTGTTTTGGTCCATAACTTCCGATGCTGGCAGTATCCTGCTTGGTTCTAACTAATGGGGTGCTTCTCTGATAATCTATTATTATGATGCTTCCATTTGGAACTGTATTATCTCCCGCTGTTGTGCCACTTGTCAAAACGACCGCTTTTCCTTGATAATTAACAAGATATTTAACATTCTCATTTGCAGGGTCATTAAAATTGACTATCCCCCCTGGCTGAAGGAATGTATTTGTTGCTCCGCTCAATTGCACAGATACATTACTCGGTTTGTCTGTTAAACCATAAACTGAACCAGTATTGTCTACACCAGTTGTGAATATTTCCCTTGCACCAGTCAATATTCTATCCCCAAAAACAGTCACATCATTGAATAAGTCTACATCAGATATTCTAAATGAGCCCTTTTTCACGTTTGTTTCATCAAATGTCTCGCCAGAACTTGTTGACTCTCTTTGCTTGAAGTTTAGGTCTTGATTCTCATCTACAAAAAAATAATACCCAGACAAATCAGATAATTCTCTTAATGCGTCAAACACACTAATATTATTGAATGTTATCTTATCCAAAACTGTTCCTGTTGTGTCCACATTACCTGTCGTAACTAATGATGTATCAACATTGGCAGCCATTATTGCGTGGATTATTTCTGCAATCTCTTTGTTTTTGAATATTCTGGGCAGAACCATTATATCCTGTAAAACAGCACCATAGTCTCTTCCAGATATTCTGACACTCTCTTTTTCAGCCATCCCAAAAAACTGAATATCCTCTATAATACCAGTAAATATAAGATTAGTTGGTGGGTCAGAAGTATCGGCATATATTTGCACCTTGTCATTTAAATTAAAATCTGTGCTCCTTCTTCCAACTGGATTGTCAAATATTATCTCAAAGTTGCTGGTTGAGTTGGTGTCCCCTATCTCTTTGTCCAAGGTCACATTCTTTGCGTCCTTGTATGTTGTTCCATCAATGATTATTTTATTATATATTGTCATCCTAAACTCACCTTCTTACTTAATTCTCTTTGAAATGCCTCTAACATATCTGTTGGGTCTGCGCCTTGAATTGTATCTATATAAATATTATTTGTAACGCCCATACCATTCTTTGTGCCGATTATAGTGTCGTTTGGATTAAATTGCATTAGTTTGCCTTTAGACAAAATAAAATCATTCAAATAAATAGTTGGAAGTGGTTCATGATAAGTTTTTGTAGGATTCAAATGAATCGTTGGAAGAGGTGCATGAGTTGTTATTTTAGATACTGATTTCTCAATCTCTTTGTTTGATTTGGTTACTTTGTCATTTAGTCTGATTGTGTCGTTTATTTTGTCGTTTGTATCTTTAATGCTATCTGTCATTTTGTCATTCAATTTAATTGCTTTTATTGTTTCCCCCTGATAAGATTTTACAGAATCTGTTAATTTATTTATCTTCTCTGAACCTGTATCAAATATTCCAAATGTTACTTTATTCATCCACGTTATTAAATTTTTCACCCAAGTGACCAAAGTTTTTACTTTATCTATAATAAAATCTATTGCTGGTTTAAGTAGTTCATATGCTTTTTTCCACGCCAAAATTGCTATTTTAACTGTAATTATTATTGGCAAAAAGTTTAATTTCAATAAATTCCATAAAAGTTTTACACTTTCTCTAAATAATTCGCTTTTACCCCACAAGTAATATAACCCTGCTGCCAAAAGTGCCACTGCTGCAGTTACCCCCGCTATAATTAATAACCACGGACTACTTACAGCCGTCAAAATCAAGACAGCACCACTAACCAACGCCACTGCCGCCGCCATTGCCACCAAAACAGCTGTGAATTTTGTTATTTTGGGATGCTCCTCCAAAAAAGTCAGGAATTTGCCAACTTTGTCCAATACTTTAATCAATATAGGAATAAACACCTGCCCCATTTGGTCAGATAAAAGTGCAACTTTGTTTTTAAATATTGTAATTTGTGATTGCGCAGTTTGGTATCTCTTATTTGCCTCAACTGTTAGGGCAGTATTCTCCTCCCAAGCATTTGAGCCCATCTCTAATGTTTTAGTGACCAAGTCACCAGCATTTGCCAATGAAAGAAATGCTCTTTGAGCTCTTACTCCTCCCAACCCCATATCATCTAAAATTCCAGATGCTGCATCTCCTTGTGTCCCAAGTCCTGTAATAAAAGAAGCCATAGCCCCTGCAGCGTTTGTTTGCCACTGGGTTGCAAATGCCTCTGAGGTCATTCCAGAAGTCTTTGCTAACAAATCTAATTTATCCCCGCTATCAATAACTGCTTGATTAATTTCTAATAATGCTTGTTGCATAGCAGTTCCACCAGCCTCTGCTTGAATTCCTACAGAACTGAATGCTGTTCCAAATGAAAATACTTGAGGGGTTGTCATACCAACAATATTTCCAGCACCAGCGATTCTATTTGAGAAATCAACAATTTCTGATTCTGTTGTCGCGAAATTATTTCCCAATGCAACCACCACAGAACCCATTTTATCTACATTATCTAAAGGCTCTTGCATAATGTTTGCAATTCGTGCGAAACTTGTTGCTGCTGATTCAGAAGTTAAATTTGTTGTAACAGCAATATCAGCTATTGTCTTAGTAAATTGTTCAAGATTATCTACTCCACTTACACCCAATTGACCTGCTATTTCTCCTATATGTGCCAAATCCTCATATGCTACTGGTGTTGTTTTTGTTATATCTTTAAATCTTTTATCTAATTCTGCAAATCCTTCTTCTGTTAGTTCCACAGTTTTTCTAACTCCTGCAAATGCACTCTCAAAAGAAATTGCAGTATCTATTGTCTTTTTAATCGCAACAGCACCTACTGTTCCAATAGCTGCCAATCCAGCACCTATTGCCAAGAGACTAGTATTCACTTTCGCAAAAGTGCTACTAAATTGGTCTATTGCCCTAATTATTATTGAGACACTTGCTCCACCTGCTACTCCTCCAAGAAGTGCTCCTCCTAAACTTACCATTTTCTCTTAGCTTTTCGAAGCGATTTTTTTTGTTCCCTAAAATATTTATTCATATACTTAACGGCTGCATTATAATCCAAGATACTTAAATTCCTCAGCTCAGTTAAACTCCAACCGTAAAACTTGCAAATGCTTATTTCGGATTCTCTACGGTTGGCTTCCGAAAATCTATCTTGTTAAGACCATTGACTTCGTTAATCGCTTCTTGCAACTCAAGACCCTCTTGAATAGTCAAATTACCTATTTCTTCGTCGGTAAGTCCAGCAGATTTCTTTAATAGTTGTTTGGCTGTGGCTGACCTGTTAGTTTCATCCAATTCAAGCGCGTCTATATACTTAATCTCTTTGATGGTATATTCCTTGTTTCCAACTTTTACTTTCTTCTCCATTTTTACCTCCAGTTTAATTACCTCACCAAGGATTAAATTCGTATCGGTTACCACTCATAGTGTGCTCTTCAGCATATACGTCAGTTACTCTTACTTCCATTGTGCTTTCAGATGCGCCCTCTACTTCTGATGGGTTGTCCATACTTGTAACATAGCATCCGCTTAACCAAAATGTTGCGTGATGACTTCCAGCTGTTACGTCATTGTTGAAATCCAATGTGCTGTTAAACTTGCTTCCACCACGAAGATATTGTTCATACCATTTCTTAGCAGTGTTTGAGTCCAAGTCCATTGTAACAGATAAAGTGTAATCTCTGTTTCCCATATATGGTGTTGCTATGTCTACGCTTCCATTCAAATAGTGCGGTCCAACTAAATTGTTATTGATTTCGAATGTCCCTTCCTTTATTGGAAGTCCTGATTCTCCATCCATTGAAAGACTTACATGCCCAAATGAATAAGGTGCTCCTGAATTCAATGCTCCACTGGTTGTTGCTCCACTAGTAAAGTAAATATGGTGCCCGATATAATCCACGTCGCATGTCACTATTTCGCCTTGTGCGAAATTAATAGTCACTGTGTTTGGTATCACTCCCTGAACACTTCTTACAAAGTTCTTGCCTGTTCCGGCTGCTTGCTTTGAGTCTTCAATAGTGAAACTTCTTGGTGGATTAAACATTCCAGATGTGAACATATTCTGTTGAACATCTGCGTCTATCTGCGTTACCTTCCAATATGTGTGATTTGCTCCGCTTGCTGCTACTGAACCAATTGCATAGAATGGTATTCTCATATCTTGCATTCTATAACTCAAAGTTCCAGTCACATCATTAACACTAGCATCGAATCCATCTATTGAACGGGATGCTGTACCCATGTGTCTGTCTACTGTGTAATTCCTGTTGTCATCTACTGTATGAGAAGTTACCTGTCCGATTTGGAAAGTGCTTCCGACTACTGCGCTATCTGTTCCGCTCACTGCTCGAGTTCCATAGAGCCCACTTTCGTAAATTCCAATTACCTTGTTCTGGTCACTTATGTATCTTGCCATTATTCCTCCATTTATTTAATTAAATATTCTTTTAATAATTTGACCTTATCGTTTCGGATTGGGGCAGCCCCATCCTTTAAATCAGCTATCAAACTATCCAAATCAGTGTAAATATCTCCCAAATCTTTGGCTGTTTCAAATCCAATTCCCTTAATTTTGGTCAGTTCTTGCCACCAATTCAATTCCTTTTTTGGTTCTTGTTCTTTTTTCCTTTGTCTGTACTCGTCTACATCTGCCAATTTTTCCTCCTAAGTGAAATTATAGAATCTATAAGTCACTTGCATAATTTTTGATTTAATTTTTTCTTCACTTACTTCAACACAACTCGGCATATTAAAATCATGAAGATT